AAGGTCTCGAAGGAAGAGTAGACTCTTACCTACACCTCGGAGTATATCTATAGGGCCGGGGAGTACCCAACCAAGGGCGAAGAGGAAGAGGAAGAGAGCAGGGACATTCTGTACACTGATAGCCTCTGCGTTCCAGCCTTCGCTCGACACGCCGGACTTAACCTGTTTCACGTTCGACACGCCGGTATCCTTCACATCTAAGCTACTGTCTTCGACACGCCGGTTAGACACTACCGCATCGCCTTCAGTGTTGTTCTCCTTTCCCACCTGCGCTGTCGCTTCGACAGAAGGCGCTGAGCCACCCGCAAGGCTTAGGGCTGACCCAATGCCCTGCATCGCGCTGCACCCGGTTAGGAGGGTGCTCAGGAGGACTGAGAGCAATACCCATCTAGCGATCTTTGATCGACACGCCTTGTTGCACTCCTCTTTTTTATTCTCTTTCACAGAAACTCCCTACACCTTGCTCTTCTTGTAGCCCAAGGCTTCTCAGCCTCAGTCCTGGGTAAGCTGGGGATCTGTATAGCATAACATCCTCCTAAACGAAAAAAGCCCTGCCCAATTAAGGACAGGGCTACCTATCTAATCCGAAGAATTAGACAGGAGTAATATGAGTAGTACCATCACCACCAACAAGAATCCAAGCGTCAGTGGGCTGGTCGCCCTCGGCTGCGTACAGGTTGTAAGCACCAGCGCCATCGGAGCCAATGAAGCAAGACCCTTCGCTCTTACCTGACAGGTAAGCTTGGTTAAGCATAGCTGTTGCATCGACCAGTTCAGATTCCAGTACAACGGTAATTGGAAAGGCTGAAGCCTTGGTATCAAAAGATTTGTTCTGAGTTAGATCACCTGTAATAGGCATAAGTATTCTCCTTCTGTTTAGTTCGGATTAAGAATCTGACACGACCTCCGCATTCCAGAAGGAACTTGAAGCCTTGGACACCCATTTCCTCAGTAGAGGAAAAGGAAAAGGGGCTAGAGCATCATCGACACCTAGTAGTCATAGGACTACTGGACTACCTAGGATGTCCTAGTATTCCTTATCTCCCTTATGGCTTCCCCTCTATAGTCCGGGTTAATGCGATAAGTCGTGCAATTTCATTGAGTTACCAGCGTCTTTTAGGCTGGGTCTGTTGACGTGCAAATCTGTTCTTCTTGTTTCGGTTAGTACCACCTTCAACGCCTAGGTACTCTCTGCGTTTTCTAGGGTCTTGCATGATTTTCTGCATCTCCATTGCTTCACGATGTCTCTCTTTGTCAAGCTTGGAGCTGTAGTCATAATCAATTCCCTCTACCAGCATACGGCATGCCGAGGCTAGAGCTTCTACTCTGTCATCGTGCTTGACGCAATTCCTAGAGTAGGTCATGTTGCTCATCTGAGAGAACAACTGGAAAGTATTTCTTGTCTCGGCAGGATGGTGCCTTGTACTCTGCACATCCTTGTCAATCAAGTCTCTGTTCACGACGATACGGTGCGAAGACATAAGAGGCTCTAGTGAATCAACTATCCTAGCTTCCTTCTGTCCTTTGCTGTAGTCATCTTCTACATTACAAGGATGTTCTCTTTCAAACAAAGGCTTAAGTATGCTCATGTGAGCACCGTGACCAAAGTTCTTCTCGATGTAAACCTCTTTAACGCCTGCTGATTTAGCTGCATAAACCAGCTCCATCAGTGGTTCTTCCTCGTAACCACCGGCTATACCACCCATATCATACAGATACAGTAGGTTGCCAAGCTGAAATACGATAGCATAAGCGGTCTCATCCCCGTTAGCACCACCACCGGCAGGGTCAATGTACATCACCTTGCGCTCAAAGTTCTTCCATTCGTATGGTTTTGGGATAGGATTGTAGAACTTGTCAGTCTCACGGTTACCCGGTTTGTGCGGTGTCTGTACTCTATTCTCCGGGCTGTTGTTCCATATGGGCTGCACTGGCCCCTCCTTATTCCCGAACGCTGTAACGATCAGATTAGAGGGCTTCAGCGGGAATCGCTCTTGATCCGATAGCCGAGTGTTCAACATGAACTGCAACTGGAACTTAGACTTGCCTTGGGATACTTCCTTCTGAGATAGAGCCTCATCATCAAACATTTCTGGACAGGTAGGTGCTCCCGATCTTCCAAGTGGGCCATAGCCTGTTCGGAGGGAAGGTACATCTGTCATCTGTTCTACGATGCTAGGTGCTAAGAACTCACCATAGGCTTCCTGTTCTTTCTCACTAGGGTAACGCCCCGGCCAGATACGAACATCATACCCACGTCCCGGTAGATTGTTGTACATAGAGTCCATTGACTGAGGAGTTCCTAAGTAAAGTATGTCACCTGTTTGGTTGATGCTCTCGAACTCTTTTGCCTGCTCTTCTATCCACTCTCTACCTGCAACTGTTCTGCTGTTCTGCAATGATTCAATGTCATCGGGTATCAATAGGTCTGCACGAGCACCCTGAGCACCTGATGTTATACTGTAACATGACACTGAAGGTGATTTATCTCCTCCCTTGAAAACATGGTGTATGTCAAAGGCTTCGGAACTATCCCGATCCCCGCTTGTTCTGTCTGGTAGCATAACCTCTAGGAAGTCTATCTGCTTAAATATCTTAACTACCCACCCTGAGATCTCAGTAGCTCGCTTTGCGGTCTGAGAAAAGATTACTATCCTGAAGTGCGGCTTATGAAGTAAAGTAAAGGCAGCAAAGATACCAGCCAATGTAGTCTTAGCTTGTCCTCTCTGTGCCTGTACCATTCTGTACTTCTTGCCCATCAGCATATAAGATAGGATATCAGCCTGAGCTGGGTTAAGATCAGGTCTTCCGGGTATCAATTCATTGATGCAGATCTGAGCGAAAGAGAGAAGGCCATCTACAGTGTACGGAAATGTCTCCTGTAGGGCCTCCAAATCTTCCCACATCCTAAGCTTAGCTTCTAAGCTCAGCTTGCTCATCCTTGGCCTTTCTCATTAGCTTCTTTCTTAAAGTCAAGAACCCTCTTTCCAGACCTTGCTTGAATCTCTTTAAGCCTAGCCTGCAAGGGACTCTCTGTATCTTGTGAGTCAGGTGCAGCGAATACTCCGTTATCAAGTACCCACTTGCCCATTGCTTGAAGAACACGGTGGTCTACTGCCATATCAACATCCATACCATCTTCGATGTTCTTTTCAATAGCCTCTGCCTTCTTTGTATAAAGGGTGGTTACCAGTTTACTTAGGAAACCTACTTCACTTTCTGTCGTCCTTTGTCCCATTCTGTTTTCTCCTGTTTCTCTTGTGAATGCGCCTCCAATGGTAAGCTAAGTACGAGCCTTGTAGAACTGTGTACACTATTGTTGCTATGTACATCCAGTCCTCAAGGCCCAAACCAAATACACTTGCTGCACTTACCGTAATAGGAGGTGACGCACGAAGAGCGCCATCCACAACTTGCGTTACTTCATTTGACACATTAACTCCTGTTATAATTTAACCTGTAGCTTACCATGGAGCCTCCATTACGTAATTCAACATTACATAATCTATACCCGTATTGTTCTTGTATATCCCGGCTGAGCTATGATGTACATACTCAAGCCGGAATACCTTGTTGAAGTTAACGCCAATACCTAACCGGAAGTTATTAGCGCCTACTAATTCGCTCCCTGTATTATGGCTAACACCAAGACGAAGATAAGGTTCTACCCCTTTATATCCCCATCCAGGTTCGGTTATATAAGATACTGAGTAGAGAGCAAGCTGCTTTTGATTACCGTTCTTGGTATTACCTGATTCCATAAGAGAAGCTTGAACTTCCCAGTTCTTATGCTCGTAACCGATCTCACCTACTTTAAGATGTGAGTTTATAACGCTCTTACCGACACCGATGTTAACAGTGTCAGCACGAGAGTTAGCAGCATAACCAGCGGCTATTAATAATATTATGAAACCGCCTACACCAAAGGCCGTTTTATTCATGGCCATACAACCTCTGTGAGATCAGTCAAGGTGCCCGCTATAATCTGTGCAGCGTACTCGCCTTCGGCTGCGACCAGTTGCGAGCGACGCGCACCTATCGCGCGGGCCGCGTCTTTTACGTCGGCCAGCGGGTGATCCGCGTGGAACACATCGTCTGAGTCTTTCCAGAGTGGGAACTCGGTCAGGCCCGCGTCTTCAATATACGTGATTGCCTCTTGCAGCGTTTGGCGGTTGCCGGGGTCGCCTGCGTAGCGGATGCCGTTGATAACTACGCCTTGGCGCTCCTGGGCCTTGCGTTGTTGCGTTAACTGCCACAAAAGCTGGTTGGTTGTTGGCTTGCTGCGTTCCTCAATGATCTGATTGAACTGCTCTTGTGTGATCTCAGTCAGGCCGTCGTGATTTGCTAGTATTGGATCAACAAATAGTTGACCTTCTGTGTTTTCGTAGTATTTATTCATTATCTTAGCTCCAAAACTGTAACAAAGTTATCGATATATTCGTAGGTGCTACCGGCCGGAACAATGGCAGTTCCGGCCTCATCTGTCGCGCCAAGAACGCTCCAGTCAAATACATGGCCGTCAACCTTTATTCTACCGCTGCCGCTAGCGCTCCCCTTAACAAAAACAAAAATAGGCTTTCCAGTGCTATTCGTGTACGTGACACCGTCTGATCGGCTACCTGAAACGTCTTGCCAAGTCTGCCCAACACCAATTTCACTTAAGGTCTGATCCCCTGTATTCGTTCCGCTTAGATTGGGAGCTGATATGTTGCCTGAAAACGCCTGGCCGGAGATAGCGGCCTTGGCGTCAAGCAGCCCGTCAACTTCCGTTTTTGTGTAGGTTGTAGCTTGGTCTCCATTAGCTATTGTCCAAAAGGAATTCAGACCAAGAGTGATTGTTTGACCTGCATCTATATTTATCGTCGGGCCAAATGACCAAGCGTTCTTATTCTCAGGTATTGTAACACTATTTTCAATAATAGGGTCATGCCACGAAATAGGGCTGAATGCACTGGCCTCTAAA